TTATCGGACAACAAGCAAATCTGAAAATCTCGTAGTGTAACGAGGCGAAAGCATTTCTCGCTTCATTTGCCACTGCTGCTGAATTCCCTGCCCGGCAAAATATAGCGTGCCTTTTCCGCCCTTGGCATTGAGCTGGTCGATGACCTGCATTAGCTGCGCGCTGTCTTCGCGCGGTGCATTCTCGTCGAACAGATTTAGCTGAGCCACACCCTGGCTGAAGAAGTCGCCGAGCATGATCCCCGCTTTCTGGTACCGGTGTCCATCCTTCCAGATAACATCCAGGCATCTGGTAGCGGCGTTGATGATATCGCGACTGTCCTGCGTCGGAGTCAGCAGCTTCACGGATGCACTGTTGCCGTAATATGGTTCGTTCAGGGCAAATGGTGACGTTTTCACAAACGCCGATATGTACCGGCAATACTGATGCTCCCCGCGTAGCTTCTCTGCGCCGCGCGCGGCATAGCTGCAGATTGCCTGCCGCATCTGTTCGTACTCGGTAACGCGCTCGCCGAATGACCGGCTGCAGACGATTTCCTGCTTAACCGGCGCGAACTCTTCCAGTTCGAGACATGGTTCGCCGCGCAGCTCGCGCACCGTCCTTTCCAGCACGACGTTAAAGTGTTTACGGATAACGGCAATATGCGTGTCCGCCAGGTCGAGAACGGTTTTGATGCCCATCGCTTCCAGCTTCTTGCTGATGCGGCGACCAACCCCCCAGACCTCGTCAACGGGTAGCAGCGACATGAGCTTTCGCTGGCGATCCACATTTGACAGGTCCACAACGCCGCCAGTGGCCTTCCATGTCTTTGCAGCGTGATTGGCGAGCTTTGCCAGCGTCTTCGTTTGAGCAATCCCCACACCTACTGCCAGGCCGGTATTCCTGCGCACAGCATCTTTCAGCTCGTGACCGAACTCTTCCAGAACGCGGCAGTTACGCACGCCGGTGAGGTCACAAAAGGCCTCGTCGATTGAGTATATTTCGACTCGAGGGCTCATTTCCTCCAGCGTTGTCATAACACGGTTGCTCATGTCGGCGTAGAGCTCATAGTTGGAGCTGAAGCAAACCACGCCCTGCTGCCGGAAGTAGTCCTTACATTTGAAGTACGGATCGCCCATTTTAATGCCGAGCTTTTTGGCTTCAGCTGAGCGGGCGATCACGCAGCCGTCGTTGTTGGATAGCACAACAACAGGCTTTCCCCATAGATCCGGCCTGAATACCGTCTCACAGCTCGCATAAAACGAGTTCACATCTACCAGGGCAAACATGTCACATCACCGGATTGTCGTCGACCCATACCGGGACAATGGTATGCGTAACCACGCCAACAAGGCGAACATCATCAAGAGCCTCGCCTTCTATAGCCTCACCATCATCGGTAATTAGCGCATCACCGGCCCAATACGCGTGCTGCTGTCGTCCGCAAAACCAGATGAGCAATGTATCTCCGCGCTTAAACAGCGTTGAGTCATCAACGACATCATAGCCGTCCTGCGTTTCGACAATAGTGGCAGAAGGAGGAATGAATGGTTCAGTGACCGCAACAAAGGCGGCGTGCATGTCTGCTGTGCGTGGCATAATTACCTCACAAAATAGCTGTATGCATATACAGTATCGCTAAATATGAGAGTCGATCAAGCTTCATAGTGGTGCTACACTCCCTACCTTTCAGAATTAACTGATTTCTATAATGTTAAAGCTATTTACTCGCTATGTTTCTGTGGGGGTGGTCAACACTGCTCTTCACTGGCTGTGTTTCGGTGCGCTTATGCATTTCATCGGTGCTAATCAGGCAGTTGCGAACGTTGTTGCTTTTTGTATTGCGGTAACTTTTAGTTTTTTTGCAAATGCAAAATGGACGTTCAAATCTCAGGCCACTTCTGCTCGGTACATCGCTTTCGTCATTTTCATGGGCGTTATGGCTGCCCTGACAGGTTTTATCGCGGATGCAATCGGAGCTCCACCAGTTGTCACTCTCATAGCTTTCTCGGCATTTAGTCTGGTTGCCGGATTCATATACTCAAAATTCATTGTCTTTAGGGATGCGAAATGAAAATTTCTCTTGTCGTTCCGGTGTTTAATGAAGAGGAAGCAATTCCGATCTTCTATAAGACCGTGCGAGAATTTGAAGAGCTACAACAGCATGAAGTTGAGATAGTCTTTATCAATGACGGTAGTAAAGACGCGACAGAGTCAATTATAAAGGCGCTTGCTGTTGCCGATCCGCTTGTGGTCCCCCTGTCATTCACAAGAAACTTCGGTAAAGAGCCTGCGCTATTCGCTGGCCTGGACCATGCAACAGGTGAGGCAATAATCCCAATTGATGTTGACTTGCAGGACCCAATTGAGGTCATTCCACACCTGATAGAGAAGTGGCAAGCCGGGGCTGATATGGTCCTTGCTAAACGCTCTGACCGCTCAACTGATGGACGACTCAAACGCAAGACCGCTGAGTGGTTCTACAAGCTGCACAACAAAATAAGCAACCCGCAGATAGAGGAAAATGTTGGCGACTTTCGCCTGATGTCTCGGGATGTTGTTGAGAATATCAAGCTAATGCCTGAGCGAAACCTTTTCATGAAAGGCGTTTTGAGTTGGGTTGGCGGACGCACTGACGTTGTTGAATACGCCCGCGCAGAACGTGTTGCCGGGGATTCTAAGTTCAATGGCTGGAAGCTGTGGAATCTTGCATTAGAGGGCATTACCAGTTTCTCAACTTTTCCACTGCGCATGTGGACGTATATCGGCTTGTTCGTTGCTGGACTGGCCTTCATCTATGGCGCATGGATGATCGTCGACACGTTAGCATTTGGCAATCCGGTTCGCGGCTATCCATCAATGCTGGTTTCAATACTTTTCCTGGGCGGGGTTCAATTGATAGGTATAGGCGTGCTTGGGGAGTATATCGGCAGGATTTATGTTGAGGTTAAGAGAAGACCTCGTTATATATTGAAGGGGAAAAAATAAAGTGTGTAATAATTATTACAAAGTTTTGAAATGGACAATACCCGGGTATTTGTTAATTCTGGCAATAGCGTTACTCACCCCATTGCATTCAGACGATTTTGGTACTAGGATTGGTGGGTTTCCTAACTTTTTAGGGCATTATCACCGATATTTAACATGGAGTGGAAGGCTAACAGCAGACTATATTGCTTCTTATATAATGTGGATGGATTCGCATTTCATGCGCTCAGCTTTTAATGCTATTGGGACGTATGGCTTGATAATTGCCCTTGCAAAACTTCCCTTCTCGCTAAAATCCAAAAAAATTAATTTGAACTATGTGGTAATGTTTTATGTAATTATGTCAATTGCATGGACGTGCTCACCAAACTTAGGGCAAACATCCTTTTGGATTGTTGGGTCTACTAATTATGTATGGACTAACCTTTTCATAATTATCCTTATCAACATTTTACTCGGAAACTTAATCTCTAATAACAAGCATAGCATTTCTTTCTATATCACCGTTTTTTTGCTATCAGTTGTAGCGGGTTGCAGCAATGAAAACATGAGCCTTGTTATCTTTGGTGTTTGTTCTCTTTATCTATTATTTGTGTTATTTTTTAACAAGCCACAAATTAAATTAGGTGCAATTAGTTTAATTGGAACATTAATTGGCGCAGCAGTTCTTCTTTTGGCTCCAGGAAATTTCAGAAGGATGTCAATGGAAGGTGAATGGTGGCAGAATGCCACTTGGGGCTATAAGCTTTGGCTCTGGGCATTCAAGAAAATGCCTTTCGTTCTGCAGGTTGACTGGCCTGTTGTTATGTTCATAGCTATTCTATTGTGTATAGCCTTGCCCACAAGAAAAGCAAGGGATGGGTTCAATAGTAATAGGCATATATATTTTGCTATTCCATTCTTTATATTTCTAGCCTTTATCGCTAATTTAATTATGATTGGCTCACCAGCATATCCTGCAAGGGCAACGAACGGCCAATTTATAATGCTTTTAGGTGGTTTATCTTTTGCCACGTTTATAGCATTAGAAAATGCCAATAAAAAGCTGTTGATACCCATCCTATCAATATTGTTTTTAACATCAACGTATGCATACTCTTTAATGGCGAGATCATATTACTTTGTAGCAAAGCAGGAAGTGATTCGTCAATATATCATGAATAAAGAGCGATCTTCATTTAAGACGAGTGCAACGATCCCAGAATATAAATTTAGGCATTTGTTTAATGAAGGTGATAAGTTTGACATGTTCAAGCCAAAACAATTACCTTATTTCTTTGGGCTTAAAGATGTGTCTTACATAAATCCAAACTTTGATTATTCAGTTATAACCACGGAAGGCACCAAAATAAACATTGATTTAAATGGATATGCGAAAGGTATCGAGTCTTGGGTATACAACGATCAGATACTAAGGAATGATTATGTGATCGTTATTATGTTAGATCACTATAACAAGGATGTATGGTCAAAACATGATGCATTTATTGGTAAATCAAAAAGCGTAATGATAGATGGTAAGCGCTACACCCTTAAATCCGAGCCTGGTCTTTATGCTATAAACGGCAAAGCATACTTTGCTCTAAATATAGGAAGTAACAAAATAAAATCTGACATAAAGAAAATAGATAATTAATTTATTTATAATAGGCACACCAGTTTAAACACAATAAATTAACCGCCACTATCATTGAATTCAATGGTAGTGGCGCATTTTACATTCCAATAACTTACCAGTGGGATAGGAAAATATAATATCACTTAGTAATTAACACTTTTGATATCAATTTTTTCGTAATAATGCGGTATATTTCTTAAACGTCAATTGATTATCACATCCATGTGATCAAGTTATTAACTACTGCTGGTATAGGATGCTCCAGTATAGATATGCTTCCAGACTTTGCTTTGAACAGATACCATCCCGACACCGCATGATAATGCAGCATTCGAGTTGTAGCAGCCTGCGTTATCCACAGACGTCAGCCTGGTCAGGTCACACGCAATGTTGTGCAGACCTCTGCCTAACCTTATTGTACCACCGTTAGACACGGCAATAGTATTAGTCCCGCCAGTATCAACATCACCACTGATGGTGTAGTTGGCAGCGTTAGAAGAGAACGGCACATAACCAGCTGCCAGTGCAGTTTTCACGTTGCTGTTATACACCTTCGCAGTTGTGCCCGTCAGGTCTATCATGCCAGCGCAACCGTCGAAGGTGGTGTTTGACAAGTAAATCTCTGGCTGTGTAGCCATAGCCACCTGCGAGAATATAGCAGCCGCGCCGTTGATCTGTGTGACGTTTTCCAGATACAACTTGCTCAGGCTAGTGGCGATAGTTCCTAACGAGCGGAACAGTCGGCCCTGAGTAGTGTCTGGGAATATAACCTGTACGTTATTCATGTAGACATGTCCAAGCACACCACGGCTAGCAATCACGCTGGCGTTGGAGCTAGCTGGAATGATAATGCGACAGTTGTTGATGAACAGCGTGTCGACGAAGGTTGTGTTGGCATTGTTGATTGACACAAGCCCCAAAGCATTACGAGGACCGTTGTTAATCGTCAGCTGATGCACAGAAGTGCCAACCGATCCCGACACGTTAACCACAGGGGCTGTATCTTTACGGCTGAATATGTTCTCCAGAACAGCCTCATCTACTTCCACACCATACAAATTTTCCGGCTTCTTATACCCTCGGTCGTCAAAAGTAATGACAGCGAAAGCCCCAGTTCCGCTTAGACCATTACCTGGGATAGCATAAACATCACTTACATGAAGGAAATTAACATGCGTATAGTCAAGTCCATTGGTATCGGCATTACAACGCATTACTGAGTCCCTTGTATTGCCGTACAGACCAGAGATTTTAACGCGCACGTAAACACCAGAACCGTTACCTCCAAAGGTTACAAGCGTAGTAGTTGTTGTCCCTTCATCATTAACCGTATTAAGGCCATAAATGCCTGCTATATCTACGTTAGAGAAATCTCCCGGCTCGCTAATATCATATGAAGGGTAATCCCCTATTGTCAGCGCGCACATGTCATCACCTGTCACACCTGATAAGTTCCTGATGTAAGCGTTCGTGACAGGGTTCTGCAAGTGCAGACCATCTGAGATAGTGTTGAATCGCAACCCGTCTACGTGCAGGTTCTGGATTTTAGCTATCAGCCAGCAGTACTTACGGGCGTTTCTGGTAAGTATACCACCACCGAGTCGCAGGGTTGTGACGTTCTTGAACACTGACGCCATGCTGTTTAGGCCACTGAAACCTTTGGAAAGTCCATTGAAGTCAATAGTTCCCGGGCCCCACACTTCGATGAAATCGTCTGCTGCTCCGGAGTTGACGTCATAACTATAGTTACGAAGAATATTGCCGTTGTAGCTGTCCGCGGCCTTCAAAATAACACCTGGTCCAATCCACAGACGAGTACCAGAGCGCAACACCCAGGCGCGGTCAGTAAGATATGTACCAGGTTTTTCAAAACGAATATCGCCTCCGGAAGCAAACATAGCGTCCAGACCGGAGCCAATGATGTTTGTGGTGCTTGGTTCAATACCATACATCTGAGGAGTGCGGTATTGAATGGCAGAACCGACTGTACCAGCAGGATAGACAGATCCTACCGATAGTCCGACCAGACCAGCACCACTCACCGCTGCAAGCGCAGCACGCAATGACGCATCACCAACACCAATCCACGCTCCAGGCGCAATACCACCAGTGCTGGCAGGGGTTGAGTTGGCCGGAACAACTTTCGGGCCGGAAGCAAACGAACCAGTCCATTTGTAATATTCGCCGTCGGCGGTATTCAGCAGCACCTCATTTGGGTTGTTGATAGTCGCGCCGGTGGTGAAGGTCTTCCCGGTAAGAATCACGTAACCGAAGGCGTTCATGGCCTGCTGCGCGAGGTAATTGATGCCCTCGATGGTGTAGTGCTTCTGACCAAAGCGATCAGTGTAGGTCCATCCCATCGAAGTGACGAACTCGTCAATTTTCCCTGCGTTAAATTTGAAATCGAACGGAGATTCACTTGGTACTGGCAGATTGGTTGGTTGCGTGGCCATATTTATTCCATAAAAAAGCCCGGCGCGATGACCGGGTCTGGTTGGTCGGGACGGTTCTTATTGATAGATGGCGTCGCTGTATTCCGCGACTGTAAGAGATACCGTGTTATCGGTGTTCGGTTTGATGCTGTTAACCGTCCATAGCTGACTGTCAAGCTCCTCCACTGTCGCAATGAGATAGCGTGACGGGAGCTGCACAGTTTCTCCGTTCCATATGTTGAGCTGAATGTTGGGTATTGCCGCGGTGAATCCGTATTTCGTGTCGCTGCGGGCTGTCGCCGGATAGCGCAACGTGGGATTACCCAGACTGTCGGTCACCAGCACATACATCGAACCAGTAAACGTGATCGGCTCGCTGGTATCGAAGTTATTCCCGGCACGACCGGTGATGTATCCCTGTTGCTGGTTACTGTCGTAGATGTCAGGCATCTGAATGACGCTTCCAACCTGAATGATTCCATCCTCAAACACTTTGGCGTTCATCTTCACCCTGGAGTAGATCAGGCGTTTAGTTTCGCGCAGCGCGCGCTCCCGTGCCTGGTACTCGTTACGAAAACCGACGATCTCCAGTTTGTTCGGGTTCTCAGCTTCCTGCTCGACGATAGAGCCGTTCAGGACCTGGTAGTTAATGTACGTCTTGTTGTTCGTGGTTGGGTGAACGTAGGACACCTGCACGCCGTCGTAGCCGCCAGGAAGAGTAGCCTCGTACGTCATTTTGTACTCGTCCGTCTTCATGTTGGCCCGGTTGAATACGGCCGCCGGGTAATCAACTTTCTGATCCCTGGTGAACGTCAGCACGCCGTCATCCCAGTACGCTACCACTGAAGCCGCATTGCAGATCGCCTGGACACGGTCACCGAGAGAGTCATTCTCATCGTCAAACGTGTAGTCGAAGTAACCCAGCCGTTCATCAGGCAGGCTTTCGGCGATTGAGTACAGCCCGTACAGGTCAATGCTGCTTACCGGCTGCTCACCCATAATGAGCCAGGTATGCGCCACCGCATCAGCGAACGAGCGCGACGGACGCAGCGTGTAATCTACCGTCTGCGTGTTTATGTCGTAGGTGATGGTATGGCGGGTCACCAGAGCGTTATATTTGCGCTCGCGGCTACCAAGGGCGTTCTCAGTCGCCCTCACCTTTACCCGCACCAGCGTGTCTGTCGGGTGAACGACATTGGTCCGGATGTTAATGCTGTGGATTTCCTCAACCTTCAGAAGGCTGGCATCGCTGGAGTTATCCGTGCGCTGGAAGCTGACCGCGTACTTCCCGAAGCCACCGGTCGGCGTGATTTTGTCGGTGCGGTAGAAAACCTCACTGGTCGACTGGTGCGGCGTCGTCTGCCTGTACGTGAACGTCTGCTGCGTTCCCGGGACCTGGTTGTAGTCATCGTCAATTTTCCAGATGACAACCTTCCAGTTGGTCTCTTTCTTCCCGCCGAGGCTGGACTGGGTATGCAGCCACAGCTGCGTCGACTCGACCGGGGAGAAGAACGGCCCCACAACCAGCGCCTCGTTATCGTTGAGAATGAATTTCGTGGTGTTGATCGTGGCGTTCGCCGGGATATCCTGCGGCCCCTCCAGCTGGTTCATCGTAAACGTGTACCAGCGCACCGGGTTAACGACGGCGCCGTCGTTAGTTTCAACTGCGGAGATCAGCGTGCCGGAGAATGTCGCATCGGTAGTAACATTGCCTGATGCAGTGTTGTACGTCACGTTGATGGTGAAAGTCACAGCGTGCGGCAGAACCAGGCCCATGAAGTAATCGAACTCGGCCTGCTTTTTGATTTTCATCGCAATCTGGCCGCCGGAATACGTGCCGCTGACTACAGTGGTTGCCGTTGCTGTTTCGACAGGGAAATCGCTGGCTTCGTTTTGCCCGGGAACCTCCTGACCGTCAACGTCATCGAACCCGTAGCCCTCTACGATCTGAGGGATTACCTCGCCAGGCTGGAAGAACTGGAATTCTGCACCGGCCAGAGAGCCAAGGCTTGATTCTGAGTAGCGCACAGACTCGTAATCGTATTTGCCGATCCCGATGCACATCCACTCTGTAACGTACTTCAGGCCGCCGTCGGTAGACGTCTGATGAACGTATTCGAATACTGATTCCTGAATCAGATCCGGGAACGAACGAATCTGTCCGTAGATGTCTGGCTTGGCCTTGTAAACGCGCGCGGTGTTTGTCTGACCCGTCAGGCTATTATTCGGCGAGTCGACAGAGTTTCCACCAGTGTTGGCGATGGCCGGTTTCGGTGCAAGGAACGAAAATACCTGACCAACAACTTTGAAGATCGGGCTGAGGATGTCGCCGACAATGCCCTTAGGCTGGTCGAAAATCTGGATGTGGTCCAGCTCGCTCAGCTCAAACGCCAGCTCATCATCGTCGCCCAGCCTTACGCCGTTGCGGACGATCAGCAGGTCGCGGTGGAAATTAGCGTCATTGGCCACCATCCAGTCATAAAAAAGGGTGCCGTTTGGCACCCTGCAACGCAACTTAGGCGTTCCTGGAAAGTTTGATATCTCAACCAGCGCCATATTCGAAAAACTCCACTTTGGTGAATGCCCGCTGAATGACCAGCAACGAGTCCATGCGCACGCTTCCGTTCTCGCCGCGCGAATGCAGCGCCATCCGGTTCAGCACCAGGCCAACGTGTGCCGGTTGCGCGCCGCGGTACCCGACGAATATCCCTCCCTCGACCGGCTTATCGACCGGGCGCCAGAAAACAACATCACCCTGATAGCAGGTGAAGAAGTCCTCACCGGCTTCGTAGTCCGGCGTCTGGTGCAGCTCAATTCCGAGAACGTGCCGGTAATACAATACGCACAAGCCCCAGCAGTCGACTTTATCGAACGAACAGGCACGGTTAGCCCACGGCACGCCGATCAACCTGCTGATAAAATCAGAGGTACTGAAGTCCCGTGTACTCGACTGGATCATAAAGGCGACCAATATTGTTATTCAGAGGGTTGGTGACGGAGAGCGTGACCGATGCAGCATCAGCATCGATATCCACCGTCTTGACGTATAACTGCCAGGACTTAATCGGTACCGACACGTCGCCGCTGTCGAAGATCTTCCTTGTTGCCGTGATAGCCGTCAGCCGGGCCGCGCCCTTCCACTGCTTCATCAGCGCTTTGATATCCGACGACAGCCGCCCAAGCTTCACCGTCGCGTCGATCACCGGCGTGCCGCTCTGCTGACTCTCTTCGATTTCAAAGCGCGCTGGCGTGTACGTCTGGCCGCCAAGGGTCTTCGGGAAGAACTGCTTATCGACCAGGCGCACATAGCCAAAGGATGGATGGTAGAACGTGATGGTGTCGTACAGACCGCGCGTCGGGCGCTGCTGCTTATAAGCTCTGAAGGTAGGCATTACGGCACTCTCGGTAAAGATTCCGGGTCGCGCCCGTCTGGATAACCAGTGACCACGATATCAAGCCATGAATCCCACGGCGGCGGCAGCTCAACAATGATGTCGTCGAATTCGTCGTCGGCGTTGTAGAGGTGGTTCGCAATAACGGTACCCGTCCATGTCACCACTCCTCCGTCGATACTGGTTTGCACCGGCATCTGCGTGAAGTGAAGCTCCTGCAGCTGCAGGCCACTGCCGCCCAGGTTGATATTCATCCGGAACCAGTTCAGGCCCCGGTTGAGATAGTTCGGGCTGCGTAGCCACTGCTGGAATGCTCGCTCCTGCGCCAGGGTGAAAATCCACGTCAGTGACCAGGTCACTTTCAGGTCATCAGTAAGGTTCTGGAAGATAGCCGGGCCGACCGCTGGCTGATCGGTCTGGAACCCGGTATCGAGCGTCATGTTTTTGCTGGCTTTCTGCGCCAGCGGCAGCCAGTCGGGATAGTCGATAATTGGCATCTAAACTCCAGGCATTAAAAAACCCGCCGAAGCGGGTTTGATTATTCAACGGACCGTGGACCAGATGGCGTATCGTAAACATTGATTTTTATATCAACGATATCGCCATTATTGGTAAATTCTAGGTCCTCTCCAGCAGGAGCAATGCCTTTGATGATAGAGCCGTCCTTGAGAGTAAATACAAACTCTACTGCCCTGTTCGGATAAAGCTTATGAGGCTTGCCTATCTCTGTTGGTATTGATTGCACATCGTTTGGCTCAATAACCACGCATATCTCCTTATAACTGACCTCGAGGTGTTCGTTTCGCAGTTGTATTGCCAGTAATAGCCTGCGATATAGGACCTCCATTATTCAAGTCAGCAATAATGGCATCCACGGTTATTGTACCATCTCCGTTATTAGTAGCCTGAGCGTCAAATGTGGCACTCGTCATATTCTGTACGTTGATTATGACGCTCACACCGCCGCCTACAGTCATATCCTTGTTGCTGATCACCTTGCCGTTGTCGCCCGGTATCATGTACTGCTTACCGGTACTGGCCTGGTAAATCTCCGGCATCCCGCCTTCACCTACCTGGTACATTCCGCCAGCAGTAACCGGGCCTCCATTTTTACGCTTGCCCAGCAGGTTAGCACCAATAACACCAGCTACCGCGCCGAGACCGATAGCCGCAGCCGTACCCATCGAAGCAATCGAGGACAAGATGGCTGCCGGAGTCCATGCTGCGGCCGTCGTTGCTGCCGCTGCTGTACTGGTCGCCGTCTGCGTGGCTACCGCTGCCGTCTGTACGGCCGTAACAGTGCCTATGGCTGCCGTTTGTGCGGCCTGTCCCATGATGGCAGACTTCACCCACTCAATACCCATCTGGACGAATGAGTTAACCACGCTGTTCAGTACTGTCATGCCGATACTGCGCATTGCGTCACTGGCAGACATGCTGCCTGTGATGATTCCTGTCAGCGCGTTACTGGCAACCGAACCAAGTGAATCAAAGGCTGCCGCAGTTGCCTGTGTTGCCGCGTTCTGCTGCGCCCATTCTTCCCACATGGCTGCCATTCTCTTCTGACGGTACTGATCTTCAATTTGCGCACGAACGGCCTCAACCTCAGATATTTTTTGAGGATAAAGCGCAGCGTACTGATTTAGTTGCTCCATCTGAGTGCTAAATGAGCTATCCACTGCGGCAACTGGAGAAACTACCCCTTGGATTTGTTTAAAGCCCTGACTAGCTTCTTTTCTTTTTTGGATAGAGATGGCTGCTTTTTCGTTAGCTTCTCCCAGCGCTTTAGCTTCCTCCATTTGCTGCTGAGTGGCTGAGCTTCCCAGGGATTGCTGCGCTCTTAACCCCGCCTCCTCTATTCTGCGTTTCTCGATTGACTCTGTTGTGAGGTCTGAGGCTGCGCGAAGGTTGGCAAGTTTTTGCGCTATAGACTCATCAGCTCGTTCGGCGCTCTTGGTAGCTGATGCGCTTTCCCTTGCTGCTTTGGCGTTGTCTTTTGCGGCCTGAGAGTTAGCCTCTTGTTGTTTATATGTCTGGAGTCGGACGTTGTAGTAATCTCGGAATGCTTTAGTGCCTGCTTTGATTCCTTGATTTTCTGCATCTCGCCACGCCTGAGCCTTTAACTTCTCATCTCCAGTTTGCCTGGTGATGAATAGCTCCTGCTGAGCTTGTTTAAGCGCTCTGTCCTGACTGGATGTCAGGCTGTCAGTCATTTCTCTAAGAGCTTTTAATCGCATCGACGCATCTGCGCTTGTCGCCGCAATTTCAAGCAATCTTGCTGCATACTCGCGAGCGGTTTTGGCCCCTGAAGATTGCCCGTCGCCAACACGCTGAAGGGTAACGATCAGCTCATTTAATTTCGCATCCGATGGATTTTTTGCGATATCAGACAGCTGTTTTGCGAACTCATAAGCCTGCTGGTCAGTTAGGTCAAATTTACTGGCTAACGCGCCAACAGTTGCCATGATGGACTGCATGGTTGTCTGCCCAGCCTGTCCTGATGCCGCAGCTTGCTTCATTGCCTGGCTGAAATCATTTGTGGTAATGCTCAGCGTAGACAGGTAATCATTAAACAACTTAACGCTCGCATAACCACCACCAAGTGATGATATCAACGAATCACCAAAGCCTATGAAATCCTTAGATGCCTTCTGTACTTCACTTGATACTTTCCCAAGCGCAGCTTGAAGTTCAAGCTCCGCCTGCTGACGCATCAGAGTGGCCACTTGAATATTCACCCTTGCTAAGGCTGCATACTTATCTGAAAGTGCACCAACGCCGTTTTGTGAAAGAGTAATCACCTTATCAGTAGACTCGATGGCGTCTTTAAGGGCGTCAACCGCACTCTTCCCATTACCAAGAGATGCAACAAAGGTTCCGGCAATAACGGAGCTAAGGGCGATTATGGCGCCAACGACTGCACCTCCAGGACCGAATGCACCAGCAAGCTGTGATCCCTGCTGAGCGAAAGCTACCAGAGCAGATTGTCCACCCTGCACCTGGATAATGAAGTCCTGAACCTGGTACCCTGCCTGCTGCATGCTGGTTTTCCAGCTACCAGTGCCTTTTGCGCCATTTTCAACACCAGTCTTCATGTCATACAGGCGACCAGTAAGCTCGCCGATCTTCTGCTTCTCTTCGTCGGTGGCTTTCGACCCTGCGCGCAACTGCGCGGCCAGGACTGCGGCACTACGCGCGCCATTCTCCTGCGCTTCATCCAGCACAGCCAACTGGTTACCAAGCGCCTCGATGATGGATTCGGCACGGCTGAATTCGCTGCTCGCACCGCCGGTACCGCTGCGGGCCTCTTCCATAGCGCGGGCTATGCCGCTCACGTTGGTGTTCAGCTTGCGCAGCTGTTTATCCATCGAGTTGGCATACCCGGCCAGTTCAGTAAACGCGGACCCGGTTTGGGATGCGCTCTGATCGAGGTTATCCATTCCCTTTCCGGACTGCTGGGCTGCAGCATCCAGTTTATCCAGAGCATCAATGGCCTGTTTCCCGCCCTGCAGCAGCGGCTCAACGTCGGCGCTGATTTCATAAACGATGCTACCGGCGTTCTTCTCACCTGCCATCGGTTTCTCCAGATAGATATTCGTTACTTAGATATTGTTTTATCCATAATTTTCAATGATATTTGAATAGCCACCGCATTGATTTCGCGGACCTGCTCTCGAATGGATGACTAAAATGCAAACGAAACTTATTGCCGAATTAAAGAAAATCGAACATGGAATCAAGAAAAATGCTGGGAAGAAAATTCCATATTCCCACCCTGCATACGATCAATTAATTGAGGACTTTTCAGCTCAAGATAAGATATTCAAAGATGTTGATCCAAATGATGTTGATTACCAGATTGCTCATGACCTGATCCTCGCTATTGATAATGAGCTTACCGCTTTACATGATAGTGAGCAGATAATGGGCTCCTTTGGAGACAACCTACCAAGCAGGCCACCATTTAAACGTTTATAAGTTTTGATCTATATGCCGCCATTCTTGTCTTGCCCTTTTTGCTCTTCGGGCAAGATAAGCATCTGCTACGGCGTCGTACTCTTCTCTCGTAAAACCTTTCTGGTCCGGGTATTTCGCCGCCAGCAGCATCTGAAATTCGGTCATCGTTAACTGAGAGGCTTCGGTGCGGTTCATGCCAAAATGGCTGCGTGCCGCGCTGATGTAGTCGAATGCTTTAAACTCTGTTGTGCGTTCGCCTGTTTCGTGGCGCTGCAACTGACGGACCTTAGCTTTGCCTACGACGCCATGCTGCATGAGGTGCTGCGCCAGCACGATGATGTCGTTCTTCGGCATCTGGCCCGGGCGGTAGACGACGCAATGCCGCCACCCTTTCCACTCACCGATCATCGGCGTCATATCGTCTTGGCAGCACGCTTGCAGCACCAGCATGCACGTTGATAACAGCTTCTCAGCGGCGCGGTTGAATGATGGTGCAATCCAGGCTGGAAAGCGCCCAAGCGTGCCTGCGCACACCTCAATGAGCTGAGCTACATCATTGCCGTGTATGGTGGCGTAAGCCTGCACAATCTCTTCGGGAGTGCCGATCCTCGTCATGGCCTCGAATGAAGGCCGAAGCAGGTAGTCTTTCCCGCCTTCGCGGCTGTCGCTGATCGAGAGTTCGCCAATATCGGTTAAAGCGGTCATAAGTCTTCCAGCAAACGGTCATTATCAAGGGCAGCACGCCGCCCTTTGGAATGTCCGTTAGGTAACGGTAACCGTATGCACGGCCACAAAGTTGCCGTCTTCGGTGTTGATGATGATCTGTGCGCTGCCGGTGGCGACACGCGTCACGGTAACGGTGTTGCCTGAGGCGGTTGCCGTTGCTTTTGTCGCATCGGTAGTCGCTACAGTGAAGTCTTTGTTGGTAGCGCCGGTTGGTGCGATGTTCACCGTGAAGGTGCTGGTACCGCCTGCCGTGCCGGTGCTGGTTGTCGGGGTTACCGTCACGCCAGTCACCGCAACCGCAGTGATTTCGTTCACTTCGATAGTACTCGCGTCGCCGACTTTGAACTCGGTAGAGAACGTGACAATGTCGTTTGTACCACCGTCAGAGCTCAGCGCCGTGATGTTCATGTAGCCGATGAATTCGACCGGGCCGTAGTCCATGCGAACCCAGATACCGGGCTGGCGCTTGGCCTTCAGCTCATCAGCGAAATACTTGATGAACTTGCCGACACCGTACTGATCCAGCTTGTCCTTCTTGCGCACTTCACCTTCAAAGCTCAGGGTGAAATCACTGTTGGTGATGATGGTCTCGACATAGCCGCCGCCGTCATCCGCATCAGAGGTAACCGAGTTCGGGTTAAAGTCGAAGCCTTTCGACGTACCAGCGGCCAGCGCCATCCACTCACCTTCGAGTGGCTTGACGTCCGGGCAGCCATCGGCGACCTCCAGCACGACCGCACCGCCGAACAGGCGCTCATTCGAGTTCTGGCAATTAGCCATGTGAAACTCCTCTTTGACGTATAAAAGAAAACCCGCCGAAGCGGGTTATTTGGTTGGGATGGCTATTCGCCGTATGTGCAGGCGAACTGGAGTCGGAAGACTATTCGCCCTTCTTCTGTGAGCACCGGCGCTGGGATTGCGCCCATGTTCTGGATGTAGCCGACGCACTCGTCAGCCATGGGGTTGGCCTTGACGTAATCGACGATGCGCTGCACGGCGTTTAGCGCGTCTTTGCGCTTGTCCTTCGCGCCTACGACATCAACCAGAACGTGATACTCAGAGCCGAGGTCAGTTCGAATATTCGACCCGCCATTTGGCCTGAACACCATGATCGCCTTCGACAGGTCGCCCGGGTCGTCGTACATCAGCTGCTGCACCGTGAATCCAGCAGTTAACCCGGCATCGCCGAACATGTTGCGCACCCGCTCGTGCATCATGGGTGTCATAACGAAAGCTCCTTGCGCATTACTGCATCAACGCTATCGCGCTCATCGTTCGCGCCTTTGGTCAGGAATTGCGGTTCACCATGAGGATCCCAGTAACTCCCCTTTTCAGTGCCGCCGCCGAATTGCTTCCCGGAACGGGTTGTACCGAAATGCGCGCGTGGCTGACCTTTCAATTTGCCGGGCATTTCGTGAACGTAGGCAGCATAATTTGCCGAATAGCCGATACGCCCGGTAATGAGTACGCCACCAGTATCGATTTCGCGAAACTGGCTGTTAATCAGCGTGGAAGTGTCGATCGGGGTGTAATAGGCCGCCCTGGCACCGATAAGAATCATCGCCGACTGCAACGCGCGGATTACCTTGCGGCCCTTAACGTCGTTGATGACATCGTTCAGGTGTTTCTTGGCCTGGCTGATGCCCTTCACTTTGATGCCCATGGCTTTCTCCAGGCAATAAAAAACCCCGCCTGAGCGAGGTTTGGTGTCATTTAAAGTTGAATCAAAAAGGGAGCATTGCGCGGATTTCGGTGTGCCAGTTATGAAAGGCAGGTAGGTCATCTAATAACCAAAATCCAAATCCAATCATTACAACGCCAATAATCATTTGAGCAATAACGCTGAACCAGTATTCAATAGGCTTGCTGTCTTTATGGATGTGCTCCTTTCGCGTCGTTCCCTTGAATGTCTTGGTGTAGACACCTCGTCGCAAAAAGATAATCGACTGAACAAACGCAAAGGGGCCGGTCAGAAAAATTCCACATACCGCAAGCCAATATTGAAATCCCATTACCTTTCAATCCACGTAATTTTTCCCCATATTATTGCACAGGTTTATCAGATTCCAGTAAGGATGGCGTAATCATCAGTCACACGCTCGAAAGTGTCGGCATAACGGATAACCTGCCGCACCTCGTCGGCACCGGCCACAACCGGGTCCGCTTCGGTCGAAACGCCAATCAGCAGGTAATCACCAGCGGTCGCCAGCGCGAACTCTGTCCAGACGGTATTCTTCACTACGATTTCAGCGCCCAGGCTGGCTAACTTCTTACTGAGCCCGCCCTCGTAATCACAGAGAATTTTCTCAGGTTCGGCATAGCCAAGCGGATCTCCGTATTCATCATTTCCTTCCAGCTTGCGCCAGATGGTCGCAGTGGCTGTGTATGACCAGTTCGCTACCGATGACATCAGCCCTCCTTCCAGCGCAGCACCTTCGCGCCTGTCGCCCGGATGCGCGGGCAGTTGATGAACCACTCGCCATCCGATTTCACGTAGCCGGTAGTCTCCCGCCCGGTGTCAGTCATCACCCAGACGCGGGTGAACGAGCGCGGTAGCCCGTGCTTAACTGATTTGTACGCCATCAGCAGCCCCCGACTACCATGAACAGGCCGACGCTGTTACCAGCGCTGATTGGCAACTCACCTGTACAGCCACTGGTATCGAGCCGCGCTAGCGAGTCGCGCAGCCAGGTAATGCTGTCGTCGCCATATTCAAACGAGCGTGACGCGCCAGACGGCGCACCCTGAGATTTGATTCGGCGCGCTCCGGACGACGTAGCCATAAGCGCGGCGGCATACATCAGGATCAGCTTCGCGGTGCACTCGTCATAACCCGCGCCATCCAGGCACGGGATAATCTTGTTCACCACGCAGAGAATCGGCTCCAGCAGCGCGCCCGGGATGGAGTAACCCAATTCACCGAGGAACGCCTGCACGTCTGCCGCTGTGATTGGGTCAGCCATGGTTATTTCGCCTTCTTGATTGCTTCCGCCAGTGCTGCTTCGGCTTCGTCAGCGCGTTTTGTTTCTGCTGCCAGCGCGTCGGCATGAGCCTTGTCTTTAGCTTCACCATCTGCGATTAGCTTTTGGTTCTGCTCCAGTGCGTCGGCGAGCTGCTTTTGCAGGTCAGACGAATCACCTGTGGGTGCTGAAGGTGTTGCCACCTCAAACACTAACTTCTCGCCTTTCTTCTTGTCAGTGTCTTTCGCTTTACCGGTCGCTTTCCAGCGCGCTGCTGTTGCATCGTCGACTTCAACGATCGCACCAACCTCCAGTTTGCGGAGGTTGGCACCAGCGAACACGTTACCTGATGTGATTTCTACCAGTGCCATTCCGTTTCTCCTTAGCTGCTCGCGAAGAGCACGCCGTGTTTAAGGTTGATGTCCTGCTTGACCATCAGGCCCATTGCGCCCCAGGTGCGCCAGATGTAATCGCTGTTGTAGAACTGACGAGGGTCAGCAACAGTACCTACGGCCTGGCCGGTGATCGGAGCGATAACGCCTGCAGTCAGGGGAACTACCAGAATCTGGTTCCCGGTCAGCTCTGCATCTTCTTTCACCGCAGCAATGCCTGACAGTTTCAGGATTTCCTGCAGGATGGTGCCAGACTGGTAATTGTCGCTGTAATAGCGCTCCCAGTTAGACATGATCTCGCTGGAAACATACCAGGTCTGCGGTGCGTACTGGTTATTGGTGATCTTCATGGTGTCACGCAGGGCAATCGCACCGTTTCGGTTCTGTTCTGCGGTTGTGGTACGGCTGGAGAAGTCGATATTCAGACCAGATGCGCCCAAATCAACCTGGCCGACGCGCTCATCGGCCTTCAAGCCCTTCCAGGTCTTGCCGTCGAAGGTAACGAAGTTACCTTCCGAGTCGCGGAAACCGTTGAACATGTAGTCCACGATTTTACGGCGCACATCATCAACAGAGCCGCGCTGCGCATCAGCGAGTGATGCCAGAGCCGACCCTTTGTTGAAGATCGGATCGCGCCAGTGGAATTTGAAGCCGCTGTCGTGCACCGGCACCATCGTACCGTCGAAGCTGTACGCGCGAGCATCCAGCGCCGCACCAATCTGTCCGGACATGGAGGTATGCGCCCAGCCACGACCGCCGGTGCGGGCATATTCATACACGGACTCTTCCAGGCGGACAGATCGGGACAGTGGCATCAGGTCGTTGAACAGGGTGAACTCCGTGTTCGGCTCGAACTGTGCCAGTACTGTCTGGTCGTACGCGCGGTACATGCGGCGAATGTCGTCGACGGCGTTCACCGCGTCCAAATGTCCGTTTTCACCGAAGCGAGCACGGGCAATGAAGTCAGCGACAGACTGCGCACTCATGTTGCGCGCCATCTCCAGCTCACGGAACTGTGCCTGGTTGACTTCGAGGTTACCGGTGCGTTCACCGATAGAGCGAGAAAATACAAGCATTCAGGTGCTCCTTACTTGATAACGACGCGCAGCAGATCGCCTGCAGCAACGGTGTACGCCGTGTCTTCTTCGACATATGCGCGGATGGACTCGCCTGTGGCATGGGCTTTAACCTGGCCGTTTGCGATGGATAATGGCTGCCCCTTTTTGTAGGTGCCTGCAGCCGCGCGCACGTTAAGGAACATGCCCGGCATCGGATGGATGCCTACCACCAACTCATTCACAGGGATTGAGTCGTCAACCGTCTGGCAGCGCAGATAGTCAAAATCAGCGACATATAGGATCGGCTCTTCGTTGCCATCAACCGAAGCAGTGAACTTGGCGGCAGAGAAGAAGCCAACAGTACCTGGCTTGGTGGCGGCCGCCGCGGCACCTTCACGGTTAAGCAGCGGATTAGGGAATACGCCACCGGCGTGAATTACGTGTTTTCCGTCTTTAGCCATTTTTTACTCCGGCATTTCGCTGACTGATTGGGTGTTGGTTGCCTGGCGGAATGCACCGTTCAGGCCGAAAGATGTCTGGCACTTGGCGTACATCGCGTCGAGGGCCTTACCGTCCAGATCCGCGACTTCTTCATCGCTCATGTTCATCGCCAGCTTCACAGCCGCGCGCTTTTCGCCTTTCTCTTTGTCGGCGTTCGCGTTCAGGCTGTTGAAAACGACGTCCACGCGATCGGCGAGTGTTTTCGCCCACGCTGGCATCTCTTCGTTATTGGTGGCCTGCTCTTTTTTCTTGGGCTTGCCGGTTACAGGGTCGATTTCTTCATCGCCTTTTTTCTTGGCGGTGGCTTCTTCGGCCTTCATCTGGTTGTATGCGTCCATCAGCTCGGCGTCGGACTTGCCTTCAGTCGGCTTACCAGCGGCTTGCAGCGCATTGATAATCAGTTCTTTCATCGGATCGTTCTCTCCGTTGGTTTTAATCTCGTACTCAGTGGGTTTGCGCACGACTTCTACAGGTTCGCCGACGAACACGGCCTTGCCGTCATCATCGATGAGGTACTTCTGTTTCAGGTATTTGGTGTCATTGCGGTAGATGAAGCTGTCCGGCCACACCGTTTCAGGCCAAAGCCACTTATCTTCGGCATCACCCTCGCGCAGCTTGTCGCTGATGGCGCGGGAGATGTCGTCGAAAGAGAAGTTGGAGGCATTGGTGAATAAGAATTTGGTTTTGTTGAGCAGGCCATCGCGGGTGCAGTCGATGCCATCAGCCAGGCGGGCAACTTCGATCTGCTGTTCATCACCTTCTGAGTTAACGAAAATGCCCACGCCCTCTTCCGGCGTACCAGCGCCAGGCTCATCGAGCAGCACCGCCACATGGTCAAACATCATGTTGGTGGCGATCTCGTTGTACTTCTTGCCCTTCGACTCACCATTGGCAGCGATGCCGGAATAAAGCAGGCCGGTGGAAATGTGAATCGGGTCGGAGTTGGTACCGGCTAGCATCTCATCCAGGCGGTTAATCAGGCGCTTGCCCTTTTCGCTCGACTCGGCGTACTGGCGGTTAACGTACATGTCGCCCGTAACCTTCCCGTCTTTGTGGCTGACGTTCTGCAGCCAGGCACCGACGTGGTACTCATTCACCGCCCGGACATCACGCGCCGACACATGCTTGCCGTCCACTTTCGGGTGGCCCAGCGGCATAGGGTTACGCTCGAGCGTGTTGTAGGCCTTTTCGATTTCTGCTGCCGGGTACAACTTCCGGTTCATCACAATATCGTCCACGACAGGCGTGATGCCGCGAACCACGATATGTGGCTTGCCGTCGATGGTTTCAGTAGTGATATTTGAAGCGGAGTTGACGACGGTCAGCACGTTAACGCGGTTGCGTTTCATGCTGGGTCCTCATTGGTGGATTTCAGGCAATAAAAAACCCGCCTAGGCGGGTATATGATCAGTCTTCTCTATGGCGCCTTTTCCTTTCGTAGCACCGCTCCCCTGTTGCATAAAAGAGCATTTCATCAGCTTGTTTGAGCGCGCGATCCTCAGCCATTTCAGAGCATTCCAGTTCTAACACGTCGATAATGTCTCGAGACAATTTGACACTTTCAATCTTCGCTGTAGTGGAACCTGTAACCGTGACGTTTTCTTTTGTTTTAATCGTGCAAACAACTCGATAGGTCTTGAATAAAGGATTTACAAGCTCCTCCTTCCATTCAAAACTTATACTTGCAATTTCCATTTTAACGCCTTAACTATTGATGTACGTTGATAATTAAGCTAGCCATTTTTTTCGTTCTTTTGCAAGCTTATCCGCCAGCCCTTCATTAAAGATGCTGCCGTCGTCGTTGAGCAGCACCGGGATCTGGCTGCAATAGCAGTTGTAGCGGTTGCCGTTCTCGGCGTAGAAGTCCCGCACATCTTCGGTGGTGTATACCTTTCCATGCCGGCTGGCGTGCCAGGTACGCGTCGTAGGCTTTAGCGCTGATAACCACAGCAGGCCGGTATTCAGCCCCAGCCTGTCAGCGGACCAGTCGGTTTCGTTCCATTGTGCCTGCCGTAGCGCCCCGACCTGCTCGGTCTGAGCGATGTTCTTTGCTTTCGACATCGACACATCGAGGCGCTTGCTGATGACGCTGGCCGTCTCGCGAGGATTCACGCCGCGCGCTACCGCATCGGTGATGATGTTGGTCAGATCGCCGCGGGCTGTGTCGCTGATAACCTTCCAGTCACTGAACGTTGTCAGCCTGGCCGCCGCCACCTGATTAAGATGACCGAGGCTGCTTAAAAGCTGCTGTAACGTTGTCTGGCTGGCGTACACCTGAGACTGCTGGGATAGGTTGTTGAATGCCTCCAGCGTGCCGCGCTGCGCTTCTGCGACGACGTAATCCATCGCCCAGAGGTTTTGCTCGCCACCTTCAAGCAGGTAATCGTCGAGAATGCTCTGCACCGCTTCCAGCAGGTCAGCCAGTTCCCGCGCCGACATGTCGTAGATGAACCTGCCGGCGTTGACCTGGTAGAGCCGCATATCCTCGCCGTGGTCGTGGCACAGGAAGTGCCAGTTATGGCTGTTTACCTCTCGCTCTCGCCCGGTCAGGCGCTGGTCGAACAGTGCTTTCATCGCGCGCTTGATGCCGAGATACCGCTCTTCGATATCCCGGTACATCGCGGTTACCTGCTTTGCCGATCGGGTCGGGTCAACCTTGCTGCGCGGAACTATCGGCATCCCCACCTTTGCCGTCTGTTCTGGTGTAATCGGCCAGTGGATCATCGGTAGTCACCTTCTCGTCCGGTTTCGGTGGTTCTTTTGGCTCCGGTAGCGGGTCAAGCCCCACAATCTCGCGCAACTCATTTGCGGTAAACGGCGCGTCTCCACCATAGTAAGGCGTGGTTTTCTGCACGATGTCAGCGAGTTTCGAAGCGTTCTCGATCTTCTCTTTCTCGCCAGGCGCCAGCAGGTCGCTCCACGAAATGGTGACCTCGCCTTTGGTCGGCGGGTCTATAATCCCAAGCGTCCAGAAGCGCTCCAGAAGCGCGGTGATGCGGTCGGTAAGGAAGCCATTTCGCCGCGTGTTGCGGCGGATAGCCCAGTCCGTTTTGTCCTCGTCGCTCGCCAGTCGCCCGGTTTGCTGACCGAACAGGATGGTGAACGGGATCTGCACGGAGGCTGCCAGTTCATTCGCGGTGACTTCCCATGTCGGCCCCGGGTCGCCAGGGGTAACGCTCAGAACGTGCATCTGCCCGGCCTGCATCACGGCGGCCGCATCGGTACCGCGGTTAAGCTTGTTGACCTTGTCGCCCATCGCTTCGCCGAGATCGGCATAGCCAGCCTTCTTAGCCTGTTCTGCCAGCGTGGCCATGTCGGTTTCTTTGCTGAACTCGACGGCGATCTGGCGACTGGCGTTCTTAAGGAATCCTTCAGCGCCACCGCCGGAAATCTTCTCGATATCGAGGCCTTTGTTGAAACCAGCCTCCAGCAGCGGGATGCCGGACAGAACGTTGTCGTCTTCAGATCCTTCACAGAACAGAATGACTCGGCTTGGGTGTACTGGTTCTCCGCGCATCGGCCCGACAAAAGGCTCATTACCGACCGGTTGTTCGTTGAAGTTGAACATCTTCGGCTGGCCGAACGTTGGTGACTGTCGATCGTTATCCCAGTCTGCCACCGTTAACTGCGGCTCCCATACAGGGATAAGCTTCACCAGAGCAGATTCGCCGAGCGACTTAACCAGCCTGATATCAACCGGCTCGCTCCACGGCTTGTTGTCTTTCACCTGCAGCAGGAGCGCGGAGTATCGGCCAACCATATTGCGGCGGTCGGCATCCTTCACCTTAGGCCACAGCTTCTTCATGAACTTGGTGACTTTCTTTTCCCAGGCGTTTGTTTTCTCCGCCTCCTGCGCTTCATCACCGTCAACTATTACCGGATAGTCCTGCCAGCAACCATCCAGCAGACGATGCACCACAGCGAAGCCAGCGGCATTGCGGCGGTACATGTTGTAGAAGTCGTTGAAGGTGATCTCGCGCGGGTAGCCAAATTCCTGATAAAGCGTCGGTCGCTTCGTATTGCCTCCACCGATACCGATGGCATTCAGGTAATTCGCTCGCCGCATTTCAGTGGCGAGGTTGTTCACAGCCAGTTGAAGGCCGTTATCTTGTTCGCTCACTGGCGATGCTCCTTAGAAGAATACTGTTCCGACCTGTTTACGGTTGTTCTTCGTCACTGCGAAGTAACGGAAGCTGTCAGCACCGTGCGAAGTGGCGTCATGGAGAGGTTTGTCTTTCCAGCAGCCGCGCTTGTCGTCCCACTCTTTCCGGTAACCCTCAAGGTGGGATATACCCTCAGAGCATTTTTCCTCGTCAAATACGCAGCGCGGGAGGATTTCACGGGCGGACTCAATGCCGGTATCGATGCCGGCTTTCGGCACCACTTTGAAATTCAGTGAGTACATCTGACCGTCAATCTCGTAACCCTCGCGCGCCAGCTCTTTGCGTGACTTAGCATCAGCGGCAAACTCGCGGTTTTCGATGTCGTGCGGCCCCCAGTGCTCGCCGTACTCATAACCCCTATCCTTCAGCACCTTCATGTAGTGCCTCAGCCCCTCGCCGGAGTTTTCGTAGTAGTCGATGATGTGGAACTCTTCGCCGACCTCACGAACGAACCATATTGCGGTGGAGTCCCCCACACCGATATCCCAGAACGTGTGCACCGGGAGGTGCGAGTTGTCCGGGATTTGCCCGATTCGCTTGTTGGTGTAGAGCCAGCGGAACTGCTTGGCGTAATACGCGCCCTCGACCGACTGCTGGAACGCCTCGGCCGGAATGGTCGGGTATTCGCGCTTCATGTCGTCGCCGAGCGTTTTCTCTTTGGCGTAGTACCAGGATTTCTGGCGGTCGTTAACGACTACGCCGTGCTTCGCTTCCATTTCTGCGAAGTAATCAACCAGGCGCTGCGGTAGCGGCTCAACCGGGTCGATGGCGTACTGCGGATTCTTCCACCAGGAGAAGAAGAAAAACTTCCAGTCCAGCGCCGATAAAGGCTTCCCCTGTAACAGCGCTTTCTCTGCCGTCTGGCAGTAATCAAAGAAGTAACCCGCCCGGCCCTCTGCCGTGCTCTCGATAGTAGCGAAGCATCCGGTCGATACCGCCTCAAACGCACCAGTGACGATTTCACGGGCTTTGTCTGGATACTTGGCGCATATCTTCCCGAACTCGGAAACGTGCAGGTAACGCAACGTGCCACCACGAAATGACGTACTGACGTAGAGCGAGCCGCCCTTCTTGAAGACGAGCTCACCAGACGAATCATTGCTGGCCGGGTTGGCCGCCTTTATCTCTGCTGGCAGCTTGTCGTATGCGTACTTCACTTTTTCGCGGAACAGGCGCTTTGCGTCATTCAGCGTGTGGGCAATCAGCGCGCACTTCGCCGACTCAAACAGGGCCGCGTCGAGCTGGATGATGCACACTTCAGTTGTGAAACCGAGCTGGCGAGCTTTCAGAATGATGTTGCGGGTGTGGATCCCCTCAAAGTATTCACGCTGCTCAGGCGTCATCCTGAATCGCGTTGGCTTACCCTCTTTGTCGGTGATCCAGTAGAGATTGTTAAGCCGCCAGTCTTTGTCGGCCAGCAGCTTGAGGTGCTCAGGTTTCATTACGCCCCCTGAGACAGTGAATCCATCAGGTTAGACAGATCATCAACCGTCTTATTGCCTTCCTCGGTGTCGAGGTTATACGCCTTACGCTCAGCGTTTATCACTTTTATCTGAGCATCGACACCGGCAGTGATCGAGCGAGACATTGAGGCGTGATTGTCTTCCGTAATTTCTGCGTCTTCGAGGAAGTCGCGGAGTTTATTGGTGATGCCGCGCCATGCCGCCAAACTTTCCCGATGAGCCATGACTACAGCGGCCGCCTCATCGGATGCCCGGTCAATAATCTGCTCATCAGTAACCACTGGTGACTGGTTACCGTCTTTGGTTACCGACTTGGTTACCTTGGCTTTCGTTGCCGCCCTGACCTTTTCTGTCAGATCGCGCTGCCACCCTTCTTTGTTCGCTCTCTTCAGGATGGTGGCGTGGTTAACGCCATGCTTTTCCCCGATGGCCCTTACTGACAATGAACCAGCCCGGTAAGCCGATTCAATGGCCTCCCAATCTGGTTTGGTCATTCGTTACTCCGTTATCTCTTTACAGGCTCATACTTCAGCTTCTGGTTAATGCCATGCTTAACGAGGAAGTTTCTCACCTTTTGGTAATCAGGCTCGCAACGCATCATCAGGCAGAACACTGTCAGCGTCCTGAGGTAGACAGGAACCCACCACCTGCTTTTGATTTCAACTGACAGTCTGCACATCGCCATTGGTTTCTTCCTCGGTAGGAACTGGCGTGAACTCCACGCGCTTCACATCAGCAGGAGCGAAATACAGCCACTGTCCCGTTTCCGTCGCCAGCGGCACAAAGCCGTTAACCAGCTCAGGCTGACGTCGTGACATCTTGCCCGTGAAGGTTTCGCCTGTTTGGGTGGTTAGGGTGATTTGGTAGATGTCGGACATTGAGAGCCTCTTTATCCGCTTTTGGGGTTATTGCCATTACGATGAGAATCCTCATGGGGATGGCAATAAAAAACCGCCCGAAGGCGGCTTTATAATTCACTTAAGCGAGGTCTGACAGGAAGTGCAACTCGCCATGGATTTCATTGGTTCTGTCACCCACGACATTGCCTTTAAACAAGTACGCCGGGCCATGCTCTTCGATGCGCAACTCAAGATCAACTGGAGAGTGTCCATTAAATGCGTTGGTATCGTGCTTATTGTGAGGTACCGACTTCACTTCCGCTGTACTACCGTTTACCTTGCCCTTGTAGTAGCAAACATAATCGCCACCGTTGATACGGCCATCCCTAACAGTCAGAATTCCGTTAAGCATACCGTTACGGTTCACATTGGTATTGAAAATGAGCTTATAAATTCCGTCTTTCATAAACACCCCAAAGTTAATGTGCCTTATGGCCTCTGAATTATATCACTGGGGCGCATCATTTAGTGTTCCGGAGATTTTCTCTCTTGAAGCTTCTATTTTCCTTATTCCTGCCTTATCCAGATTGCACTGCCCCAGGGCCGTGTAGAGCTGAGCGTTTAACTCCAGACTTGCCTGCCACGTAAACGGAACCGCCATTCCTGGCATCGGCGTGTCTGCGGTCAGATCAGCGCTTATCGGCACCACCGGGGCCGGAACGTAAACTGTTTTCGTATTCCCGCAGGCTGTCAGCAGCGGCAGAAGGAACAAGCTGGTTAGCGCACGGATCGCGTTCAAGCGCCTGCCTGATGTAGACAATGCGCGTCTCGCCTTTTTTGGCCAGTTCGTTCTTTGCATTCTGGGTAGCCTGTGAAATGTCACGGATGAGGTTCATCGTGGTGATCACGTTGTTGGTGATCACCTCCGATGTGTTTGCCCGGACCGTCGCCTTGTCGCGCTGGTCTTTATAAGTGATGGCGTTGTCGCGGTAGCGGTTTACGAAGAACGCCAGTACGCCGATTAACGCCACCACCAGAAGCTGCAACCAGTAACGCTTAACCAGTGCACCAATCACGACAGGAACAGAGCGCGCTCCGCCTCACGCCGACGGGTCAGCCCATTCAGGACCTTGCCACCAGCTTTATTCCAGCGCAGGAACTCATCGGCAGCGCCAGCGTAATCACCGGCGTTGAGTTTTCGCAGCAGAGTCGATGTCGACAGGGACCGGGCTCCGAGGTTATACGTGAACGATACCAGGGCGTCGAATTGCCCCTGATTCAGGCCGACTTTAACCAGTCGTGACACGTCGCTTTCGTAACTGACCAGTCCGGTCTTCAGCAGGCGCTCTGCTGTCTCCTGCTTAATCGTCATCCCGGCGCGGATCGGTTTACCGTCGACAGGCTGAGTCCAGCCATAGCCGATCGTCCACACTCCGACGCTGTCCTGGTACGCGGTGAGCTTGCAGCCTTCGAACTGCTTGATCAGGGCAATGCCTTTATCACTGGTTTGCATTCTTCATCCCCGTCAGGCGTTCCCAGAAGTACGTCAGTGCCACGGAGCCCATCGCCCCGCTAATGCCAGACGTAACCAGGATCATGTAAAGGCTCAGCCCGCTTTCAACGCTGATCAGGCCGCCAATGAGACCGGTAAAGCCGGACACTGCAATTTGCGCCAGCGCGTTGATCCAGCTCCAGGTGGCTTTATTCTGCTTCACGTCAATAAGGTATCGGACCAGGCCGCCCCAGCATGACAGAGCAAGGACAATCAGCCATGACACTCCGGCAATGCTTTCTTTATCTTGCATACGTTTAGCCATATCACCTCCGAAAGAACGGGGTGCTGTTTGTGTAGAGTGGAAGGATGCCAGGAAACAACGACCGGACATCGCAAATAAAAAAGCCAGCGACAGGCTGGCAATGTGAGGGTAAGGCAATGTCGGCTCTCTGGCCGAAGGGTCCCAGGTAGTGGGTTCTGTGTGCGGCGTACCGCAAATAAAAAAGCCCCGCACGATGGCGAGGCTCTTAATTCTTTGTCGACCTACGAAGCTATGGCGACGATATCAGATTTACATGAAATATATGCGTTTCAATCCAGTTTTGCAAGACTTGAGTCTAAATTTGTCGCCTTTTGTTGTGAACGTGATCGCGTAACCTGCAATAAAGCACCGCTGTCCAGGCGCAGGAAGATGCGCCGCATCTCAACCCAGCGGTCCGTAAACGTCTCTGACCAGTTCTTTGGTGTTACGCCAACCAGCGACGCCAGCGACTGGTATTCGTACGTATCACGCCCTGCCAGCTCTGCTTTGACGTCCTGCGCCGCCAGCCATATCAGTTTCTTAAGGCGTTCCATCGTCTTGCCCGCAACCTTTTTCGCGCCGAGCTGCTCCCGGAACTCTGCCCACGCCCACTGAGTGATCGCCACCTGGTACTCGAAGCGGATATTCTCGCTGTAGTTCCACAGCAGCCATGCTTTCTGGTGGTCTTCCAGCGACAGCACAGCGCGGCGCCAGGATGCGGTCACGAACTCAACCGGGCCCACCAGCGCGATGGATGATCCCTTGGCGCGGGACTGGCTGCCGCTCATCGCCGGGCCGTCCGGATTAACTTTGCGGCCGGTGACCGGATCGGTGATTTTCTTCCGTCCTCGGCTGCGCGCCGTCGCGGTGAATTGGGCGTTTTCGGTGAAAGCTACCAGTTGCCCTTTCGTCGCCCCGCTGAGGTCTGCGGTCGCCACAATGAGCTGCTGACGTACGTATTCCAGTTGCTGACTGTTCATGCGGCTTCCTTCTGTGGCTGGTTGGTTTTGGTCTGGCTGTGCTTTGCTACTGGTGGCATGTTGGCGCGCTTTACGCTTTCTGCCTGGTACCGGAGGAAGTCGGAGTGGTTCATGCGGCCTCCTGCTTTTTCAGTGCCCGAAGGTCTGCCCGTGCCTTAGCGCGGATGCCGTCCAGTTCCTCACGGGTGTATCGGTGGGTTTCGTTGTTGGATTCCAGCGCCAGCACCCGCTCTTCGCCGATCAGCTCAACCAGCGCGGCACGGTACGCCTCGATGTTCCCGGATTTGTGAACGTTGCATGCGGAGCACTGGAGCCAGATATTGTCCGGGTTAAAGCGAAGCTGTGGTGCGGCGGCCGTGGTGCGGTAATGCCCGGCATGCCAGGCAAAAGCGGTCTTGGTTCCGCAGGAGATACAGCCGTGCCCGGCGGCCAGCAGCATTTCGCGCCGCCAGTCGTTGAAGGCGCGCTGAGTCATATGCACCCAGTGACGGATCGGCTTCAGCTCATTTCGACGCTCAGCGCGCCGTTGGCGACCTGCTTTATCAGCCTCTTTCTGCTCCTTGATGCGCTTAGCCGCGGCTTTCACTTTTTCCTTTGCGCGTTCTTCCATCGCGAGGATTGTGCCGTGCTCAGGGCAGCACCAGCGGATCCGGATGTCGTGATATTCCGGCACGAAGTATTCACCGCATACTTTGCACTTACGGCGGGATGGTTTACGCATGGTTCCTCCGTGCCGCGAGACGCAGCCATTTCTGATCCACCAGGCGGGCGGTGTAGTCCTTCAGGGTCGGGATGTCTGACGGCTTAACCGCAGGCTTACGCTGGCGGCGAACAGGAACGCGGAAGATTTCATTTGTGATGACGCGTGCGAGAGGACTACCCACGGGAAGCCCTCCACTCTTGCGCCCAGCCAATGCGCTTACTGGATGCCTCTGAGAACTTCACGCCGCGGTCTGTACCGAACCAGTAAATCGCCTCAATGACATCTACCATGTAGCGCTTGCTGGATTTGGATGTGCGGACGCCGAAATACACACGACCGCCGTTGATGCCCGGCGCGGATTTCTGCTCCTGGTCCTGGGTTTGATTTACCAGAACGGTGATCAGGTCCTTCCACTCTTCGCGGGTAAGCTTTTCGCCGTGCCAGACAACCTGGTCAGACAGGTCTTTCAGCAGCGGCCACATCAAACGGTTCTGCTTATCGGTTCGAGTTTCTTCCCGGGCCTCGACGACCATCGGCGCGCGAGGGTTTACCGGTATGGTGCGGATGAATGCTATGAGGTTGTCTTTAACGGTGTCGTTAACGATGCAGTAGTGCTGCTTCATACGCCACCTCCGAGAGGTAACGCAGAATGCAGAAAATCGCAGGTGCATTTCTGCATCTGTGACAAGGTGAGGAGTTCAGATTGTGGTCGCATTTAAGTCCCCTTAAATGCGCAGAAGTCACCGGAGTTGTTCAGGCTCCGATGACTTAATTATGGCTTCTTGATTACAGAAAATCAAAGGGAGGAATTAGGAGTTAATTTCATATGGCTTTGGCTGGAGTTTTTCAATCGCAGCTTTAATTACAGAGTTGCTTGGTTTGTTATCCATTCCGTGAGCAATCAGATAAACCGTTTCTTTGCCCGGCTCCGTAATAGAGAAACGCCCTACCCTTCGGTTCTGCCAGTTACCATCTACCAAAAACGAAACATCCTGGTTGTCTTCGCGAACCTGAATCTTTTCAGGCTCGCCACTTTGTGGAAACACAATACAATCAAGGCTCATTTCACATCCTCCTGTTTGAGGTAAACCGGATCGCTACCTTTCGGTAAAGTTATCGACTTCTCTCGATAAAACTTCAGGCGCTCAAGGAAGTAATCTCGCAGATGTTCAGGCTGTTCGCGCATCACCACTTCAGCGATAACCGGCATGTTCAGGCGCTCTTTGTACGCCACTCCGGAGGCTGCAAGATCCACGTTAACCTTGTCGCGCTCATCCTGCGGCTTTGCAGCAATGTTCCAGTCAGACATGGTACACCCCTACCAGAAATAGATAATTGTCATTAATTAAACGGCATGAGATAAATCTTATCAACGCCAAATATGGCGGGATGGCTGAGCGGCCGAAAGCGGCGCATTGATACTGCGCAAACCGGAAACGGTTCGTGGGTTCGAATCCCACTCCCATTAAAGGGGTCGACAAATGTCGGCCCCTTCCTCTTTATCACCCTTATGGTTTCGGTGCCGCCGTAATCATCGCCGCGTAGCACAGCTTAGCCCGGTGTGCAGCCTGCTGGCATCCGCTCATGGCGTCGTATGCTTCCCACTCCTTCTCATCGCTAAAGCTCTCAACTGGCTCTGACTCGAAACCATTGACGATCATGTCTTCTGTCGGCTCAACCGGCACCAGTACCCAACCATTCGGCACTACCGGCGCTGGCGGGGCGGTGTAAAGCGGCCCTGGTGAAACATCATGACGGCGCCAACGGATATCGCAGGTCCTTTCTTCGTTTGGGGATGACCAGAACACCACATCAGCAACTGGCTCCTGATCGGGAGCATTCATCGCTGCTAGTGCAATTTCAAGTACCACAGTTTCTTTCTCATAAAGTTCACCAATTACCCCGCCACGGTCGGCTTGTTGTGTATGTGCAAGACGAAGCTCTATGTGTTCGATTAGCTGCTCTTTGGTGAATTCTCTGGTAATTGTGCTCATGGGTTAGTCCTCCCCATCAATGCGTTTGTACTCGGACCAGATAATTGGGTAAGTACCCACAACCCGGCGCTGCAATTTCCCACGCTGCTCAAGCCGTTCGCAGCGATACATGGGGCGATTGAACGGAAGGTGCTCAGCCCTGAACCAGCCGGAAGGGAGCCTGTTAAGCGCTTCAATGTCTGCGTTGGTCAAGATAGACATATCACTCTCCTTTACCGGCTGCGGCGTCGATGCCAGCAGCAGACAATGCAATGCGGAACGCTTCCTTCAAATCTTCAATCTGCTTGTCTTTTGCTTCCAACTCATCCAGCAGCGCAAGCACGGTTGCGGGGTTGGCTGCGGCGATGAAGCGCTTATTGGATCGATTATCTGGTCCTGAGCATGATGCTATGTAGTAATTAGCGTTCAGACCGGCATCAGCAATTACGCCATGGTAGTCATCAGTACACCATTCGCCTGGAGTTGCGTTTTCAGCTGCAGTTCTCAGCGCCTGTTTGTCGATGTTGCTCATTGGGCGGCCTCCTGACGAAGCTGGGCGGCGAAAGCATTGGCGAAACGCTGTAAATCTGCGGTAACCATCACTTTGTAGCTGTCATCGCCAAATTCATCCATCAGTTGCTCAGCTACAACGGCCATCATCTCCACACCCTGCGCCCGCACTTCAGCCAGGAAAGCGTCATGATTAGCGACCGTTGGAGTAGGGTAGGCGTCGACTTTTTCGCCTCTCTGCATGCCAATTTCAAAGCAAGTGTTATCTAAATCTTCAAGTATCACAGCGCGGTCTGTAAGCACTGCGCTTATCTCCGCAGCCAGCACCGCGCATCTGGCTTCAAGTGCGGCGTAGTCTTCGTGATCCACAAGACTGCCGTTTTCGTCTTCAAATACTGAAGATGGACCATTAACTTCATAACGTTTTACGCTCATACCCCTACCCTCCCCCAAACCATCAATACCCGCTTCATCGCCGCGCTATTGCGGCATTCCTGAAATATTCCGTTGGTGCAGCTGCGCGCGGTACCGGCATGTTCTTCCGGCGTCGCCAGACGATAGGTCACCGTTCGCCAGACCTTGCTCACGCGCACTATCTTGCGGGACCGCTCCAGGTCGATAGCGTTCTTCGTGATGCAGTTGATGGTCATGCCGCACTCTTTAGCCACATCCTTCGCGGTGAAGGTCCGGTGCGTTTCGAGATAACGTAGAATTGCCTGTTTGCCTTTCATCTCACACCATCCCGTTCGACTTGTTGCGGTTGTACTTTGCCAGCAGCAGCTGGATCGGCGTGGGCCCGTGTTCGGCAGCAGGTGCGGCAATTGCCCGGCGTACCGGCGGCACTGGCTTACCCTCGGTGACGCGCTTTTCCCACATATCCAGCAGATCACCCGCCTCGCGTGCCAGCTCACCATGCGTTAACTGGCGCTCTGTGCTGCGGTGGCGCAATTCAACGCAGATGTGGTACATGACCGGCTGCGACCAGGGAAATTGCTCGCTGGAGGTGAATTCGAACGAACGGTTACGCCAGTCCCAGTATTCGGCGATAACCTGGTCAACGGTGATGCCCAGCGCCCCGCCGCTCTGTTTGCACCAAGCGACGAACTGGCCAGGCGACGGCAGGAATGGACGCTCCTGGCGACGGGCAATGCGCATACCGGCATCAACCTGGGCCATTGAGTAGATCCCGTTCTCCTGAAACGCCAGCAGCCACTGACGGCGGAATTCGTTCAGGTCTTCCTGGGTGCGGAAGTTCGCCATGCTGGCCGGGAACGCGGCGCGCAGCTCGTTGAACAGCTTGTTAAATACCTGCGCCACCTGCTCGACCGGGGCGCGTTCCTGATACTGCTCTGGCAGGTTATGAGCCATGCGGCTCATCTGCTCGCGGTCGTGGTTACGCATCTGCTCTGCAAGAGATTTCATCGGATCACCCCGTAGGCCCAGTCAGTGTTGTTGAAGTCAAGATCCGGCTTGGCGGCACGCTGCTCACCTCCTGCGTTGCGCTGCATCGTCAGCTTGTCCCACTGCTTACGCAGGCTTTCCGGGCTCAGGATGTTGGTCTGCCAGAAGTGGTGTTTGCTTGCCCAGTCATACAGCGCGCAGATGTCCTGGTGCGACCGGTTGTCTATCTGGCGCATCAGGCGAACGGTGTTAGACCAGGAGGTCATGTCAGGGGCTTTGCAGGTTGGGTTAATCTGCTTCACCCTGGCAGATATCCATTGGGCGGTTTTGAGGTCTTCAGCAGAGCCCCACTTCGCACCGGATGGTGTGTAGACCTCAGCTTCAGGATGAGCTGATAAAAATTTCTTCAGACGTGCGTCAGAGGATTCGTCAGAATTCTCGGACGAAGATCTTTTAATGTTTTTATTGTTGTTATTACATTGTTGTTCATGATTCTCGGTGAAACGCTCGGGCAGATGCTCGTCGTAATGCGCGGCATTACCTTCCGAAGCCGCACCATTACTGGCTCCGCCATGCTCGGCATTAAGCGCGGAGATATGCGCGGTGAAATGCTCGGGCTGATCGTTCATTTTTTGAGCATATTCAGCGTAATTTATGATGGTTATCACAGATCCTTTTCGCTTCTCTCCGGAGCGAGAAATCATTCCTTCACGCTCGAAAACATCAAGCATCCTGTCGACGGCGTGGCGACTACATGGCTTCCCTTCCCTGTCGCATAAGTTAAGCCCGAGATCGGCCGAAGTTGTTACCAGTTGTCCGGTTTGTAGCGGCCATTGGCGCCCCTTGAAGTTTGCCGTGTATGGCTGGCGAGCAGCACACAGCAGCAGGTTTTCCCACAGTGTGCGCAGGAAGACGTCCTTCGACCAGGTTTGCTTAAGAACACTCCGGTACAACGGGATGAATCCGGTTTTCTGGTTCTCCATCCGGTTGCTCCTGGCGGCTGAGTGCGCCGCGAAATTAGCGTAAGCGACGTTCGACACAGTTAAACCTCCTGCGCCTGGCGTTTTGGATTAGCGTTTGTCATAATGACCTCGCAATTGACTGACGTTTGTTGCACCTGAAAGTCGGTTCTGTTCGCGCAGACCGGCTTTCGCCATTTCTGTAGTTCTCACATAACCCCCAACATCGATGTGACCATCGTCATCAGCGGGCCTACCTGCTCCGGCATGAGGCGGAACAGCGACGCTATACCTTCGCTTACCTCTTTCAGCTTCTGATGCTCTGGAGCGTCCAGCAGCACGGCCTGTTTAGCCTCGGCACACTCTTTCATCGCAGAGGCGATCAGCGACATCGTGTCGTTCTGCGGCGCCAGGCGGTTGCGAAATTCGAGTGGAAGTACCGCCATGATTGCGGGCGTCAGCTGGCGCACGTTCTCGCGGTACTGCTCAGAGTCGAAACGGTTATCCAGGAAGCGAAAAAGTTTCTGGCGCGCCCTGCTGATGTCTTCCGGGAAGATGATGGCGGTCCCGCCCTGCTCCCGGTATTCGTTGATGATCAGCGCCGAAACGACGTCCTGATTGTCCAGCGCCGACGACCATGCCCGGACCGCATCGCGGATCTTTTCGTGGTCTGGCGCCGCCTTAGGTTGAGCGCGGTTTATCATCGCTCCCGGGTGTATTCCGGTATTGTGTTGATACGCAAGTGAATGCATTGCTTTCCCTTTCGTGGTTATGGCCGCCGGTTAGGCGGCTGTGTTATTCGCCCCAAGCAACGTGGCGAGATCTGGACGGATATCTGCTGGTTTAAGCTTGCCGTTGGTTGCATTGACAATCTTCATTACGTAGCGGGCATCGATTCCGCCACCATGCAACCAGCGCCATACCGTCGGCTGCGCCACACCGCAAAGGTCGGCTAATTTCTTCTGGCTACCAGCGATATCAATGGCGCGCTGGATGGTTTTGTTCGTCATATTCCAATTCCTATGAGTATTGGTGTGAATTGATAATAGCAATGCGTATTGATTTAGGCAATAGCTAAACGTGTTTTGACCATCAATACGCAAGCGTATAAATTTAAACTCATGAAAAAAGAAACTCTTGCAGAACGCCTGAATCAGGCGATGGAACTATCTGGCATGTCTCAGGGCGCCTTAGCTAAGGCGTCTGGCGTTGCTCAGCCCACCATCTGGCGGCTGACCAGCGGCAATGCCCGCGGCTCAACTAAAATCGTTGAGATTGCCAACGCGCTTGGCGTTCGCTCTGAGTGGCTTTCAACCGGAGTTGGCCCGATGCGTGACGATGGTCAAATGCCCGCAATTTCTCAGACAAAAACCGATCCGGGACCTACTGACACTTTCCGCATTGAAGCGCTAGACTTTTACGTAAGCGCTGGGCCAGGAGCCATCAACAGCGAGTTTGTAGAGGTGCTACGATCCGTGGAATATTCAGTCGAAGATGCCCGCCGGATGTTCAACGGCAGGAAGGCGGAGCAGATCAGAATCATCAATGTTCGCGGTGACAGCATGTCCGGGACCATTGAGCCAGGCGACTTACTCTTCGTCGACATCAGCGTTCAACATTTTGATGGTGATGGGATCTACGCGTTCATCTACGACGACACCTCGCATGTTAAACGCCTCCAAAAGATGAAAGATAAGCTTCTGGTCATTTCAGATAACCAGACTTACCGTCCATGGGATCCGATTGAAAAAGAAGAAATGAATAGGATACTGGTGTTCGGTAAAGTGATTGGCAGCATGCCGCAGACCTACAGAAAACACGGTTAACTTTTAGCCTCACGGCTTTTCACAGCAAGGATTATCATGAAAAAGTTAGTTATTGCAGCGACTGCAGCTGCGCTTCTCTCTGGGTGTATGTCCATTCCTAAACCCGTAAATCTCCCGCCGTTCCCGCAGGCCGAGTATGACAAGTTGAAGCTTGATGGCTCAGAAAAGCTGACTGGCCAGGCCTTCCTCAAGACGATGGGCGGAGACGTAAAAGTAGCTGCAGGTAGTCAGGTGATCCTGATGCCAAAAACCTCTTACACCGATTTCCAGTTCACCACCTGCATGGGTCTTACCCGCTGCGACAAAGAAGATATGCGCGCTGCGAAATATGAGAAGGTCACCATTGCTGATGCCCAGGGTAAGTTTGAGTTCGATAACATTGCCCCTGGCGAATATTACGTTCAAACCACCGTTACCTGGATGCGTCCATCCACTTACGGGTTGGTGACTGAAGGCGGCGCGCTGATGTCAGCCGCATCAGTAAAAGCAGGACAAAACAATACAGTAATGGTTACCCGGTAACCTTCACAATCCTGAAGAACCCAGCCACAGCGCTGGGTTTTTTATTGCCCACAGCACCACCCCAATCACAGCAATCCCCACTCCACTTAAAACACGATCCGAATCTCATTCACTCGAAAAAAAATCAAAATAAATTCCTTTAGCTATCAACGCATTAATAGCAATTGCTATTATTTAATATCAATACGTATTGCTATAAACAATACTCATCGCTATTATCAACTCATCGAAACGAAACATCGACAGCTGAGCGAAGTTAGCCAGCGGCGGACAGCAAGTCGCCTGCTTTTTAACAACATGCAGATTTACAGCGTCAATGACCTGTTAAGACCCCTACACGTAAACGTGCTGTATCACCGGGTGCGATCCGGTCGGTGAGAGAGTATCCCCGCGCGAGAGCGAGAACGGCGTGAGAACGGGCAACACTGGCAGGTAATTGGCGCTGACCAATGCAGGGAATGTTTTGGGGTGAAGCGGCGTGGGAAATCGGTGACACGCACAGCGTCTACGTGAGCGCATCGTATTTCACGATTGGGCAGGCAGGTGGCCCAGAGAGTTCGGTTTCGTCCGACCTTGAACACATCGCCGGGGTAACGTCCGGCCTTCACCACCAAAGCATTTCACAGCGCGTTAATAACAACTTATTGAGGTGAGGAAATTATGAGCACGGCTTCAATTTTTGCGAAAGAGTGCCGCGAGGATTACAAGCACTACCGTGAAAAGTGCAAGGCAGCAGTTCGTGACGGAGTAAGTCATGGCTTATGGGTAAAACTGGCGTGGTTCAACCGCCGCAATGCTCGTAAGTGGGAGTCACAGGTCGCTTAGGCGGCCTTTTTTGCGGGTAACTACAGAGGATAAGGCGATGCCAGAATTCGAAATTAATCACCAGATCGGTATTTCTCTACGGGAGCTAATCCACTTCCGTCAGTGGACTGAATCTCAGCTATCTGAGCTATGGAGGCTGCAGCCAGGTGATGGCGTGAACGTACAAGGGCAGTTAGTAAGGCGCATCAAATAGACCCGCTCCTGCGGGTTTTTTCATACCTCAGTCGCTTCACAGAGGCGGCTTAGTTATGACAACCGGCGGCCATCCACCGCCCAATGAAACAGTGATGAAATGCGCAGAAGTCTTGTTTAACGTTCCGTTCGCCGCGATAAGGCCAAGAGGATTTATGAGCAATAAAACTGGCGGTCCAGCATTTCCACAATCAGGCGTTTGCACTCCTGAAATTAACTCATGGGATAGCGAAGATTTTGGAGGGCGAGGCTTAACCGTGCGCGACTACTTCGCGGCTAAGGCTATGCTGGGTCGATTATCCAATCCTGACTGGTTATGTAGCGATGACCGCACAGCTACCGAAGCATACCAGATAGCTGACGCAATGCTCCGCGCCCGGGAGGCATCATGACAGTCACCCACAACGGCAAGCAGTACACCGCCAAAAAGCTCAACGATAACGAGTGGCAGCTGACGTCGGCATCAGTACCGCGCGACAAACTGACGCTGAACCGCTGGCAGATGCATATCGCTGGCCTCCTGGAACAGGTTGAGGTGAAGGCATGATCAATCATCACCTGCTGCGCGCCGCTCAGAGTAAAGCCGCTATTGCCCTGTTTATTGGTGATGGCGCCATGTGGATGGCAGCCTACGACGAAATGAAGGTTGCCATCGGTTATCCGTGGCATAGAAAAACAGCCTAATCCCCCCTATTCAACCGATCGGCCTGGCATTACGCGGGCGGGATCTGCACATCCAAATTTCAGGAGAAACCATGAGTGAAGTAACGGACTTAACTGTCATCGAAATCAAGCCGGAACAGGCGCCAGCGCTGTACGTAGCTGGCGGCCTTGATGCTTACCTTGAGCAAATCCGCCAGGCAGTAAACGAAGTGCCGGACCTGTCCACGAAGAAAGGCCGTGACCGTGTCGCCTCTCTGGCAGCGCAGGTGTCCCGCAGCAAGACGGCAATCGAAAAGCCGGGGCGTGAGTACCTGAAGCGCCTGAAAGAAGCTGTTCGCCCGGCTGAGGCCGAAATTAAGCGATTCGTTGATGCCTGCGACGAGCTACGTGATGCGACCCGCCGCCCACTCACCGAATGGGAAGCCGAGCAGGAACGCATTAAGGCTGAAGAAGCCATGAACGCGCTGCACGCCGAAGCGCTGGAAATGAACGAAGAGTTCGACCGCCAACTCGCCGCGCAGATCGAGGCAGACCACGAAATGGCCCTGCTGATGAACAAGGAAATTGACCGCGAACGCGAAGAACAGCGACGCCTGGCGGAACAGGCTCAGCGTGAACGTGACGAGCGGCTGAAACAGGAAGCGGCAGAACAAGCCCGCCGCGATGCCGAAGCGAAACACAAAGCTGAGATTGAAGCCGCAGCGCGCCGTGAAGCTGAAGAGAAAGCTCGCGCTGAGCTGGCGGAACGCCAGCGCATCGAAGCAGAACAGCGGGCGGCGCGTGAAAAGCAAGAAGCGGAAGCACGGGCGGAACGCGAAAAGGCCGCGGCGGTTGAAGCTGAGCGCCTCAAAGCAAAGCAGGCAGAAGAAGCCCGCCTGGCTGAGCAGAAGCGCATCGCAGATGAACAGGCAAAGCGCGAAGCTGACGTAAAGCACCGCAAGACGGTCGGCACCAACATCGTTAACGCGCTCACCAGCCACACCAGCTTAACCCGCGAACAGGCTATCGAAGTGCTTACCGCTCTGAAAGATGACCTGATCCCCTGCGCGAAAATTCATTACTGAGGCAACCATGAACGCATATCTCACTTACGACCGAATCGAAGATCGGCGTTGGGCTGAGCAGCAACTCACCGACGAGAAAGAGAAGTGGATAGGAGACCGGGCGCAGCAAATCATCGACATGATGCCAAAAGAGCCGTCCGGCCTCTTCCACTTCACGATCCCGATTCACTCCAGTCCATACGAAGGACTTCGCAGCGATAAAGCTGGCGAGGCGTACAACGATTTCATTTCGGCAGTTGCTTACGCCCAGGCGGAATACGACTGGGAACACCGTACCGGCTGCCCATTTTAATTTTTGAGGGGATTAATGATGGCAAACGAATTAACAATCACAGCGACGTCGCTTCAGGAGATAGGCGTCGACGTCTCCACCTGGAGCGCTCTGAAGAACAGCATCTACCCTGGCGCCAAAGACGAATCGGTAATGATGGCGCTTGATTACTGCCGCGCCCGCCAGTTGGATCCGTTGCTCAAACCTGTCCACCTTGTTCCGATGTACGTCAAAGACTCGAAAACTGGTAAAGGCGACTGGCGCGACGTAGTTATGCCGGGCATCGGGCTTTACCGCATTCAGGCAGACCGCTCCGGCGATTATGCCGGGGCTCATGAGCCGGAGTTTGGTCCAGACGTAACTCAGACACTTACTGGTGTCGAGGTTACCTTCCCTCAGTGGTGCAAATACACCGTCTACAAGCGCATGCCCAGCGGGGAGATCGTCGAGTTCAGCGCCAAAGAATATTGGATTGAAAACTACGCCACTGGCGGCCGCGACACCACGGCGCCGAACGCGATGTGGAAAAAGCGCCCATACGGACAGCTAGCGAAATGCGCAGAAGCCCAGGCGTTGCGTAAGGCCTGGCCCGAGATCGGACAGCAGCCTACCGCCGAAGAAATGGAAGGCAAATCACTGGACGTAGATATCCGTGATGTCACGCCGCGCAGCACCACAGAAGCGCTTCCACCAGCAGCAAGCGAAGAAACGCTGCAGGCGATAACCGATCTCTTAACATCGCTGAATAAAGACTGGGAGCAAGACTTCCTCCCAGTGTGCAGCGACATCTTCAAACGGCCAATTCTCGAGGCGTCAGACCTCACTGAAGAAGAGGCACAAAAAGGGTTCAACTTCCTTCAGAAAAAAGCTAAGGCGGCAGCATGACACCCGAAATTATCCTGTCACGTACCGGAATTGACGTAACCACTATCCAACAGGGCGATGAGGCGTGGCACCGGCTGCGCCTCGGCGTCATTACCGCCTCAGAAGTGCACAACGTTATTTCCAAGCCGAGATCCGGCACAAAATGGACGGGCATGAAGATGTCCTACTTCCACACCCTACTCGCCGAAGTATGCACCGGCGTCGCGCCAGAGGTTAACGCCAAGGCGCTGGCCTGGGGTAAGCAGTACGAGGAAGATGCCCGCACTCTTTTTGAGTTCACTACGGACGTGAAAGTCACGGAGTCTCCGATCCTGTTCCGTGACGAAAGCATGCGCACCGCGTGCTCCCCTGACGGCCTTTGCAGTAACGATTTCGGCCTCGAATTGAAATGCCCGTTCACCTCCCGCGATTTCATGAAATTCCGCCTCGGCGGTTTTGAGGCCATTAAGTCCGAGTACATGGCCCAGGTGCAGTACAGCATGTGGGTGACCGGCAAAGATGCCTGGTTCTTTGCCAACTATGACCCGCGCATGAAACGCGAAGGCATTCACCACGTCGTCGTTGAGCGCGATCCACAGTACATGACCGATTTCAACGAAATGGTTCCGGAGTTCATCGAGAAGATGGACGAGGCGCTGGCGGAGATCGGCTTCACGTTTGGCGAGCAATGGAGATAACAATGGGTGCCAATCACTGGCAGCCGTGGGAAAACCTGTTCCTGCATGAAGTTGCAGGACGGATGCCCATCTCATTGATTGCCGAAAAACTGGAAAGAACTGAGCGCGCCGTTTGCACACAGGCCGCTCGTCTTGATGTGAAACTCCCGGGCAATACCAACTGCAGGAAGTGGACCAAAGCAGAGCTGTTTTTGTTTGGACGATTCACTCCCGAAGAAATCGCCGCGGCCACCGGCCGCTCTATCCACTCCGTGCGCAGCAAGAGCAACTCACTTGCCCGATCGGCAGGAGGAAAAGTCATGCCCGAATGGACTACCGAAGAGCTGGCGCTACTGTGGCGACACTCAAACGCCGAAGTCGCAGAGATTACCGGCCGCAGCATTGATGAGGTCGGAGATAAGCGGCTTCAAACCAATATTGAGCGTAATGGTTGGGATGTTAACGATCCGGAGCGGGAGGAAGAATGACCGATTACACCGGCAGCAACACGCCAGCGGATCAGCGCGACCTTTGGCGTACTCCACCAGCCCTATTTGCTTCCCTTGATGCTGAGTTTTGCTTTCAACTTGATGCCGCCGCGGCGCCGCATAATGCGCTGTGCCGGAAGTTCATCACAGCCGAGCAGAACACGCTGGAAACGCCATGGTCTGATTACCTGAGCATTCCTGGCTACGTCTGGCTTAACCCGCCATACAGCAACATTACGCCGTTCGTTAAGAAGGCCGCCGCCGAGAGCGCCAATCAGATCGGCACGGTGATGCTGGTACCGGCAGACACATCGGTTGGCTGGTTCAAAGAGGCTATCCAGACCGCCAGCGAAGTTCGCTTCATCACCGCCGGTCGGCTGGCATTTATCAATCCTGTCACCGGTAAGCCGGTCTCGGGAAATAACAAAGGGTCGATGCTTATCATCTGGCGACCGTACCCGCGCACACACTGCCACTTCGCAACTGTAGACCGGGACGAGCTTATGGCTTTTGGGGCGAAACTTCTCGCCCGCCGGGAGGCCGCATGATTCATTTTCACGGCGGACCAATTACGCCGGATACATGCGCGCTGAAGGCATGGAAAGGCCGGCATGCTTTCATCTCCTTCGCTAACCCCGGCCAATTGGCCCTGGCCAGCGAAGTCACCCAGTCTTTCGCTTTGGATAACGGCGCTTTCAGTTTCTGGACTAAAAAACGTGTTGTTAACTGGAATGACTACTACGAGTTTGTTGGACGGTGGATGAATCATCCCCGCTTTGCGTTTGCCGTCATTCCTGACGTGATCGGCGGAACGAGTGAAGAGAACGATGCGCTTATCGCTGAATGGCCGCACGGTAGCGTTGTCGGCGCGCCGGTATGGCACATGAGCGAACCCGATGAACGCTTTTTCAGACTGTGCCGGGAATTTCCGCGCGTATGCATCGGTAGCATGGGTGAATACGACGCGAAGCGCCCGCGCTCATGCCGGGCTAAACTTCGCGACCTGATACAGCATGTTGTCGATGAAAATGGTTATCCGATAACGAAGCTTCATGGCCTGCGCATGCTGAACGCTGATATTTTTCGACATATCCCCCTGTCGTCAGCTGACAGCACCAACGTTGCGCGCAACATCGGAATAGATAAGTCGTGGGATAAATCAGCCTACGCGCCGGCAAGCAAAGAAACACGCACTGCGGTGCTGGTCGAACGCATTGAAGCCTTTAACTCTGCAAGTTCGCTGAATTACGACGCAGAACGCGATCGGTTCACGCCACAACTTGCTTTCGAGGTCTGAACATGACCCTACCCCAAAGAATCACCAGGTCGCTCGGGCGACCTTTTTTATTGCTGGCGTTCACCTTCAACCGCATTAACCGACAGTTCCGGGAGCATTGACCATGGCCGACATCATCGATACCGCAGCAGAGATTGAAGAGCTTCAGCGTAACGCTGCCCTTTCCGCTCACCGCATCGACCACAACGCCGTATCAGCTGAGCATTGTGAAGAATGCGAAGAACCAATTCCTGAGCCGCGGCGCGCTGCCGTACCCGGCTGCCAGACGTGCGCGGACTGCCAGGGTGTTATCGAATTGAGGAAGAAGCAGCGAGGTGCGTGATGTTTGCACTCATTCAACGAGGTCAGATTTACGCTGACCAGCACGGTTGGCCCGTCATCATCCACAGCTGCACATCACAGATAGTCCGCTACTGGCGACAGGGCCGGATCAACACCGCTTCAATCGACCGATTCAACAATGACTTTGAGCACCTCGATCACCGTGAGGCTGCGCAGATACGCGCCGAACTCGAGGCAACAGAGCATATTAAAAAATTAAGGAGCATGAGACGTGATCGGAATACTCAAGCTGGTACCGGAATCGCAGTGGCCGGTACGATGCCACGACCCCAAGCGGAGCAACGTGTGGGCTAACTCTTATTTTCTGGTTCAGGAGTTTCAGGAAGACGGCGGCGTCATCCGCCTGACGGTGAATACCACCAGCATCGGCAGTTCAGGTAGGTGGAAGGACGGCATCAGCTGGGATGCGTTGCAGGAGATAAAGTCAGCCGTTGGCTATGGGGACCGGGATGCCGTGGAGATTTACCCGCGGGATTCTGATGTGGTGAACGTGGCAAACATGCGCCACCTGTGGATTACGCCGGAGCCGATTATCTTCGCCTGGCGGAAGTAAATTTACGCTGCGCGCCAGGCGTGCGGCATGAGGAGAAGTTATGGGAAAGATGACGTTCGTCTTTGAATATGAGGACGGTAAAGAGCCGCCGGTTAGCGCTGGCATGTCGTTTATGGGTGGGAAGATTGTAGCGGCTGCTTTTCGTGACGCTCTTGAAGAGCCTGAGATATGCGACGAGATGGAACCTGATCCTGACTACCTTGAGAAAATACGCAGTCAGTTATGACGCAACTGATAGCCAGTTATGAGCTGGCTATTGGGTGCGAAAGCACTGCCACGTCATCCCTTTTGCCCTCCACAGTGAGGGCATTCTTTTTGGGAGTTCACCATGCAATCAAATCCCATGACCTGGCTCATCGCCGCACTTATGGCGCTGGGCGCTCTCATCTCATTTCTTCACGAACCGGAAGGTGTGCAATGGCTGCTTTTATTGTGGGCGTAATAGTCCAGAAGAAGACCGGCGGCATCCATGGCGTGGTGGATAGCCTGCAGGACCCGGACGGCGACCATCCGCAGTTTTGGGTGCGGTGGGACGACAGAGAATATTCAGTGCATCCGGAAAACGAATTACGCGCGTCCACGCCAGACGGCCCGCAGTTTTATAAAACAATGTCATAGGAGCGAACATGAGCGAAATGACCTTAATCGTGCCCAACGACTGGGTAACCGAAGAAAAGCTCGTCGAGATTACCGGCCTTCGCCCGGGCACTATCGAGCGGGCCCGCAAAAAATGCTGGATGGTCGGGCGGGAATACCTGCACGTCTCCCCTGACGGCGTACCGAAGAAAAACAGCGAATGCATGTACAACCGTAAGGCTGTCGACCAGTGGGTCGAGAGCATGTCGAAGAAACAGCCGGGTGCGCGCCAATGAAGATCCGTTTATGCTTAGCGGGCTCTTGGACGTCAGGAGGGAATAATGGCTAAGTCAGCATACCCAACAGGCGTGGAAAACCATGGCGGGACGCTCCGCATATGGTTCATCTATAAAGGCAGCCGGGTGCGTGAAAGCCTCGGCGTGCCGGATACACCAAAAAACAGGAAGGTCGCTGGCGAGCTGCGCGCGTCGGTGTGCTTTTCGATTAAGACCGGCAACTTCAACTATGCCGCACAGTTCCCGGATTCGCCGAACCTGAAAAGGTTTGGGGTGGAGAGAAAGGAAATCACCGTGCTGGAACTGGCGAACAAGTGGCTTGAACTGAAGCGTATGGAGATCAGCACCAACGCTATGTCTCGCTATTCATCTATAGCGCGCAACATGGTGCCAAGGATCGGCGGTGACAGACTGGTATCTGCGGTGACGCAGGAAGACCTGCTATTTATAAGAAAGGAATTGCTGACCGGTTATCACACGCTGAAGGCAGGACAGAAAACGCCGGTTAAAGGCCGCTCCGTCAGAACGGTCAACAACTACATGAAGATCATGGGCGGGATGTTTAAGTTTGCCGCCGACAGCGGGTATGTCAGGGTGAACCCGTTCACCGGGATCGCCATGCTTAAGCGGTCACGATGCGAGCCTGACCCGCTGACGCGCGACGAGTTTGTCAGGATGATTAACGCGTGCGCCACCCAGCAGCTGAAAAACATGTGGTCGCTGGCAGTGTACACCGGGGTGCGCCACGGCGAACTAGTGTCGCTGGCCTGGGAAGATATCGATCTGAAAGCGGGCACGATGATGGTCCGTCGAAACCACACGTTAACGAAGGAGTTCACCCTTCCGAAAACGGAGGCCGGTACGGACCGTATTATCAACCTCATTCAGCCGGCGATCGACGTGCTGAAGAGCCAGGCGGAATTAACACGCCTGGGTAAGCAGTATCAGGTCGAGGTGAAACTGCGCGAATATGGCCGTATTGATGTGCATCCGTGCACGTTCGTGTTCAACCCGCAAATCGGATTGCGTAAAGGCCGTGCAGGGCATCATTACGCAGTGGGGTCGATTAACCAGTCGTGGGAGGCAGCAATGCGACGCGCCGGGATTCGCTATCGCAGAGCATACCAGTCCCGACACACGTATGCATGCTGGTCGTTGGCTGCCGGTGCAAACCCTAACTTCATCGCGAAGCAAATGGGCCACACCGACGCGCAAATGGTTTACCGGGTGTACGGATCCTGGATGGCTGAAAATAACCAGGACCAGGTACTCATCCTCAACCAGAAATTGAGTGAGTTTGCCCCATCCATGCCCCACGCCGTGGGATCGGATGATTATTAA